GGGTTTAATAACTCTTTTTAATTCTATAACAAGGTACCTAAATTGCTCTTTAAACTCATCATAATCTGATACATTGCCCATGTCTTCTAAATGATCAGAATATGTATATAAATCTGCGAACGGTGGAGAAAAAACAATAATATCCACTGAATTATCAGGTACTTCTTTAATTCTTTGAACACAATCTCCTCTCATTAACCAATAATCATCTGTTTTAATGTCTTCTGTTTTTAACGTAGTATACATAAGTTTATTATTTAAGTTTTTATTAACTGCTTTTGTCATTCGTGATTGCATTAAATTGAACTGTTTATGTTTTTCATCCTGTACTGCTGTAACATTTATCATTCTATCAGTAGTTACCATATAAGCAGTAACTTTATCAGTCCTTCCAAAACGCCAACTTCTACGTAGTGCCTGATATGTTTTTTCAAATGAGAAATCAATAGAATTAAATATTTGAAATCCACAGTGCTGATAATTCAAACCCATTGATGCAATACTTTCTTTTGTTATTAAAATCTGATATTCTTTTTGTGCAAATCCTAATAAATCACGTTCTTTTTTTTCTTGACTATCTGATCCCTGTACATTTCTACAATTATAGCCTAAATCAATAAGTAATTTGTAAATCTTTATTGCTTCTGGATTTTGTTTAGTCCATATAATTATATGATTTCCTTCTTGTATTTCATTTTTAATAATATTTAAAGTTTCACTTATACGTTCATTTTCTGTTTCTCTTAATCCAGAATGATAATCAGTTGCATTTACTGCTTCGCCAGCAAACATAACCCCAGGAGGTAGCGGAGTACTTACTTCTTTTTCAATTATTTTTAATTTTGGTAAGTCAAACTTACTATTTTGGAACCCTATATCTTTTGGGTGTGCGTACATTATCGCCCAACTACTAACAAACTCATAAAACCTATCAATTGCATGACCTTTTAACCTCCATTTACTTCCCTTTTGTTTTTTTGAATCATTTACAAAGTACATTGCCAACATTTCATTATAACTCATTACATCTAGAAACTCAGTATGGTTGCCTAACTCAGTTGGATCATTTGGACTTGGTGTCGCTGAAAAACAAAATTTATACGGAGTATATTTAAACTTTTCAATTAAAGCATTTCTATATTTACCTGTTTCATTTTTTAATATAGAACTTTCATCTAATAATATACATCCAAATTGCTCAACTTCAACGTTATCTAACTGCTCGTAATTCGTAATATATATTCCGTTTTCATAAGCTGATAAACTAGAATACTTTTTTACATCTATTCCGAACTTAATACCTTCATTTATTGTTTGACCTGAAACAGCTAGTGGGGCTAATATTAAAGCAGGTTTATTTATTTTCATTGTTACCTGATGAGCAATACTTAATTGCATTGGCGTTTTACCTGTTCCTGTTCCTCCAAATATGGCATATTTACCAGATTTTAAAGCTCTTTTAACAATAAATTTTTGAAAATCAAATAACATTGGATTTAATTCTGATTCATTAATATTAAATCCTGATTTTACTATTGTTTTTTGTTTTTTTTCTAAAAATTCCGTATAGTTCATATTTATTTTTAGTTAAAATGTTATATTACTCTTATAAAAGTTGCTGATTCTATTTTAATTTATAAATACTTATGTAATGATTACAATATTTTTTGCCATTGTCTGGGTCAATAACAAATTCTTTAATTAAGCATTCTGGTTCATTAATCAAATGACGTTTACACGTTAAGCAAGGATTATCCATTGAATCTTGAAATCCTTTACATTTCTTAAGTTTTTGTTTCATTATTTTATATATTATATTTATCTTTTATTAACCTTCTTTCTTCGGGTGAAAATTCTATTTCTCCTTTTAATTTCTTAGGAAAAGTAACCCTATTTGAGCCTATTAAGTCTATTAAAACTTGCTTTTTAACACCTAAATCGTTTATTAAACTCAGTACTTGTAATCTAAACATATTTGTAAATTTTTATCTGTAAATTAAGCGGCTAATCCCTTCACAATCGTAGCCGCTAAATCTAATAATTATTAACTAAATCTTAAACCTATGAAAGTACTAATATATGTAATTAATTTTTATTTTGCAAATATTTATTTAAATTATGTCTTATATATTTGAAATTATTACACTTATCTCTATCAATAGAATCCTGAACGTATTTTTTAATCCTATCTATTATGGGCTGTTTTGGGAATAATTCTAGTTGCATGATATATTATAATTTAGTATATAATAAATTATATTTAAAATAATTATTGCTGCTATAATCGCTAGAATCTTAATAATCCTGCGATAATTAATGCGAGTTATTATTAGATACTCTATATCTGTTTCGTGTATCCTATCTTCACACCACGAGACTCCATGACATTCTTTAAAATCTTCACAACGATCACCATCGGCATCAACTTGTAAATAAATCTTTTTTGGTATATTTTTCATATTTTCACGAATTTACAATAATCAACAATATCTTCTTTATGAAGATGGAATCCGTCCATCCATAAACCTTTTTCATTAAATAATTTATTTGCAATTCCTTCATAATATTCTTGCAGAAAGTTATAAGCATGGCGAAAATCTTTAGCATCTTTAGTAACTCCTGCCAATTTCTCCATCATATCAGATATTAAATAAATATATTCCGGGACATTAATTTCTATTTTATTTTCATTGTATTCTAATATTGATTTTCTCATAATATAATTATTTAGGTTTATAAATTTCAGGAAACTTATCACCAGCCCAAAGAATTGGTTTTTTTACACACTCTTTCATTTTAAGTAAAACCCATGAAATTCCTTTTAAATCTTCAGACATTATATGGGCAGGACATTCGCTGTAACATGTAGCTTCCATCTTTTTATTATAAAATACTTCATGTATTTTAAAATATAATTCTCCATCATTTTTATGTGCTAATATTCTATAATTCCAAGGCATTTCAATAGTTTTAAATGAGCTGTTCGTATTATTTCGTTAAATTTTTTGTCGTTATCGGCTTTTTCATGATCTTTCATACATAATGCTGCTAAATTTTCTATTAAATCTTTTCTTTTACTTCCTCCCATGCCTCTTTTATCAATATGGTGTACACTTACGGCTCTTTTATTACATTTAGGATTAGTGCAAGGGATAAAATCCTGTTCACCATAACCAAAATGATCCATGTATATTTTAACGTGTTTTTTCAAAATAAAATACTATTGGTTTAATACACTCTATAATTTGATGATATTTCTTTGCTATTCTATAATTTGACGATCGCTTATTAAGCCTATCAATTTGCTCGCTTAATTCACTTCTAAACAATTCTAAGTCGTGTGAGCTTTTCCAATTATTACAAACCATACATGATGGCAGTAAATTATCTTTGTGATTTAAATCTTGTAGGGTTAAATGAGAAAGAAATTTCGGCACTCGAAAGTTATTTTTAATACACTTTTCAAAGTTGCGTTGTGGTATTATGTGATCAATCTGCATCTGTTTTAATTGTATTTTCTCACCACAATATGCACAATGACCATTAAATTTATTATATATTCTTATCCTTAATTCTTTTTTAAAATTCATAATCAAATGTAGGTATTTCATTATTAAGAATCAATATTTATTAAGTGTTTCAAAATGAACATTGCGTATATACAACGTTAGCTTTTATTAAAACGAAAAGCTAACACGTTGTATAGTGTATAGCTGTTCCGTTCATTTAATCAAGCTCAGTGGGTTAATCCAAAATTATTTTTGCCCTCGCGCCTTGGTTTTTTCAAAACCATTTTGGATAAGAATCTGAATATATCCGCTTAGGTTTTCTTTGCCAAATACTGCAATGCTATCTTTTTTAGCTTTATCTTGCTGTTCTTGAGTTAAGCTAATTGTTACTTTTTTAGTATTTGCCATTATCTACGGTTTATAAATTTATGAGCATTTTCTTTTGAAAGTGTAACATCCCAATCAATACCGCCATGTTTCTCACAAATAGCCTGCATTTCTTCAATCGGTATTCTACCAACGCTACCAGTAACATCAAATCCAGTTTCATCAAAAGGTATTTCTTCGCCTTCTTCATCCCAATTTGAACTATTCCACATTTCAGAATGTTTCCACATATCTTTTTCGTTCATGCTTGGAAATCCAAATTCAAGTTCTTGCCAGTCAACACCCATTTCCCTGTAACCGTTTTCAGAAGAACAGTAGTTTCCATTATGTATTTGCAAACTAACATTAAATCCATCTTTACAATGTATCGTAGGGCAAAAAAACATCTGGTTATCATAAGCCATTTTTCGCTCTCCGTAATTAGTTTTGTTGTAAGTAACTGAGCCTTGGAAAATACTCATTACAATTAGTCTAAAAAAATGTTCTAGTTTCACAACTCTATTTATTAAGTTTATAATTCTCTACAAATATAGTAAATACTTTTTAAATACAAAATATTTACACAAAAAAAATAAAAGCCACCCCAAAAAATAATTTTTAACAGTAGCTTTTCAATTGTAGCTTCGTGGGTTATTCACGCTACACACCATACAACCATATGTTAAATACCATACCCTCCAAACAGCTCCATATAATACGCTAATGAAGTTCCGTTTATGTCTTCAGGATTTCGACCGTATTTAAACCACTTTATAACATTTCCTGCACCAGCTAAATGAGCAGCCGCCAAAATGCCAGACTTTGTTATTAAAACACCTCGGAATCTCTTATTATCGTATTTATTGATATAATATTTTAAAGTGTTAGTATTTCTATTTAATAATTCAATCATAAATTGATCCTGCATTTTCTCCGGGAATATCCAAGGAATAAGTTCAAATATTTCGGGGGTCAACTCACAACCTAAAGACTTTAAAGTGTTTGGCATAATTTGATAACAACCCATTGCCCCTATACTATTTATTATTTTCCAATTGTTACCAGATTCTTTTAAACGCATATCTTTTAAAAATCTTTGGAGTTTCATTTGTTTATAAAATTCAATTGATTTTTTCTTGAGAGACTCCTCAAGTTCAATATTCATATTTGGAGCTTTTGCCCCGAACCAGAATAATATTAGAATTAACGTTAACCATATTCGCATTACTGTTTATTTGGTTTAACTTTAAGATGTTAGATTTTCTAACAAATAATTGTCAAAAATAGTTATTTTCTTATTAAGATGCAATTTAAATTAAGTGTACGATTTCGTATATGGAGTTTATTACGATGTTATAGGGCATTCAAAATATCACATTCGGCATACCAAGAGTGTATTTTTTTACTATTCTCGTAATTATTGAAAAATATCTTTAAACTGCTTATAATTTCATTCGGATTTTCAATTCCGTGTTTATTACAAAAATTTATAATAGGCATTATGCATTCCTGAAACTCATTATTAAGTCTTATTTTTTCGCTTTGTTCAATTAAATCACCCATAACAATAATGCCCTATAACACTATGTAAAAGTAATAGCCGTGTTACGGGTCTTATTTAAGCTATTACAGTATATTTAACTTTATATTTTCAATCAATCTGGAGTGCTGTAAATCGGCTACTACTCTTACATTCAACGTTAGGCATAATTAGTCCCAACCCTCCATGTAGTATTTCAAGTCGCTGTGTATAAATTTATCGCTATCTTTATCTTTGTTTATTTGGCGCAAAGTTCCTTCGTATATTCCTTCTTCGTATGCTCGTTGCATATCTTCAAAAGAATAACTACGCCTAACAATAGATAAAATCCATTGCTTAAATTGTGCTAATTTGTTACGTAAGTGTTTCATATCAATATTTTTATAAGTTTGAAAATTTAGTTCATTAAATCGCAACGTATCTTATCCGAGCCGTTAGTGGCAATACTCCGTGTCGGGTATGCTCCATATGTTTCTAACGCCAAAATCAACTCTATCAACTTGGTCAACCTTTGCTACTACTATTTTAAGTCCGTGGTGGTCGGCAGCTCGCTGCATCCATTTTTTAAAATTAACTATTGTTGTTTTATGGCTTTTACCTAAATAAAATTTATCTGCAAACTCTAAAAACACATCGTTAAAATGGAATGCAGCTATGTGGCGTTTGGCTTTTATTGCATCTGAAAAGAACTGCATTTTTGCCGTACTGCCACTAACAATATGTTTATGCAATTGGGGTTTCTGTGTTAATTCGTTCATAATCTGTATTTATTAAGTTTCTAGTATTTTGACAGTGCAGTGGTTTTTATTCCCCAACTGCACAAACATTTAACGTTACAACACCATAAATCTACAAAACAATATTCAATAAAACAATAGAGTTGAGTAGTTTAGAATTGGTTTAAATTAATCCTTTTTCTCGATAATAATTATACATTTCAATTGATTTATGAGTACTCAAATCAGGAAGCATTATTCCCCATTCACTAGAAACTTCAATATCAATTTCATTCATATGGATAGACATTTGCTTAGTATTTGCTTGAGATGTCCCAATTCTAACCATGCTTATTTTATTATTTACCTCAATCTCTTTAAATATAGGATGCCGATCTAAAAAGTAATCATGTAAATCCATTTTAGTAGAGCCTGTTTGATCTTCTAAATAAGTCATCCAAAGCCAATATCCAGCATTTTGATCTAAAGTTCTTTTTCTTCTTATTTCTGATTGCTCAACCCATGTAGCTTTTTTAATATCCTTTTCTTTGAATTTGTTAAAAGCTTCTTCGCGTTCCTGGTTATTTAGTACTTTTATTTTCATAATCTATTATAAACGTAATCAAAATCTATATTTAACAAGTTACAAATATTGATAAAATCTTGTTTGTATGTTTTATCTGTATCAATATAGTTTTTTACTTTTAATTTTGCATTAACTATGCTACAATGACTTTTATATCCAATATGTTTAGCTATTTTATAATAAGATAATTTAGTTAATATAGCTATTAATGCAGAAATTAGATGCCGACTTAATACATATTCACCCTTCCTTTTTTTTGTATATATATTCGTTATTGATGTCTTTTCGCAATCTGATATAATTTGTTCTATAATTTTAATTTTATCGTCATCACAATAATCATCAATATTTATAGTTTTTATTTCTTTATTTATAGTTAATATTTCTTTTATTTCTAATATTATTTCATCAGGAATATTTAGCACATTCAATTTCTGTGAAATTAATTTCTTAATTAACCTATGAGTTTCAAAATTATAATACGCACCTCTATTAATATTTAATGATGTATTTTTCATAACATTCATTTTTTATAGTGAATATTAAAACACTTATTTTTATCGTTTATGTTGTGATAAGCTCCTGTATAATTACATTTAATATATAAAATAGAACCATTAGTACTTAAATCATGAATATATGTCCTATTATTTGTGGTTTTACAATAATTTAATGTTTTATCTACATGTTTGCAATTTCCGCAGTATTTTTTTTCTTTCATATTAATCATTTAATACAATTAAATCTTCGCTAATTCTAGCCATACAATCAGGACAATAATATCCATGAATCAATTTGTATTTTTATTAAATTCAGTAACAGCTTCTAATTTATTTTCTGCTTGATCAAAAATAGTAAATATATTAAGTAGAACATTAAAACCAGTCATTAATCTTTCAAGACTATACCTCTCAACTTCAACCCATGAAGATGTATTAAATGATTTTTCAAGTATTAATACTTTTAATTGTTTATCTTCTTTACCAGTTCCGAGTTGTCTTTTTTCAAATTCTGATTTTATTTTATCTAAATAAATTTCTCTTTGCTTTCTCTTGTCATCCCATTCCTCTTTTGGTGCTAAATTAGTAGTATCAGATGCTTTATTAACTGATCCCTTCTCAGAAGATATGAGAAACTCCATAACTGGCTTAAAATCTTTAAAGGTAGGATTTTTAAAAGTTTTCCCATCAATAAGTCCTGAACGATCTTTCATAATTAAAGCCTCTCTCCAAATAGTGGGTTTACCATCTTTATCTATTTCTTGTTGTATTTCCATCCAAATATTTAAATCTGGTTCAAATGGAGTTTCTCCTGCCATTTTCATTTTAACACCTGACTTCACAAATTCTTTTTTTCTTGTTTCTTCATTTTCTTCCATATCATAAGTGTATCCACCCCTACCAGTGAAAACGCAATTCCCTGATAGTTCAACAAACTTATCTGCAAATGTCTCTTGCCAGTAAGGAAGAATTTTTCCCCAATCTTGCAAAGTTAAAAAAGTTCTTTTATTCTTAGCTCTGTAATCTCTAGTATATTTATACCAAATTTTTGTCAAGGAATCAATAAAAAGAAAATCAATCTCTTTATCATTTAAAAATTTAAACGCTTGCAATACATCTGCAAGTTCTACGGTTTCAATAATCTTTACTTTGATTCCAGCTTCTTCAAAAATTGGCTTTAAAAACCTAGACCCTTTTTCGTTGTCAATAAATAATATAGGTTTCGTACATTTCATTAGTTTGTAACATCCTATTATTAGCTCTGTTGCTGTTCTTGATTTTCCAGAACCAGCAAAGCCTCCAAACGAAGCTTTTATAAAGTCATTTTCAGATACTAAATTACTTGCAAAATCTTCTAATTTCATAATTCCTAGTTTATTGTTTATTTATTACTGTCTTTTGGTTTTATAAAACTGTCCGCCTTTAAGAACATTATCGTTCAGTTAAAAGCACCGCCCAGAAATTTGAATGATCTGAGAAATTAAACGTATTACGTTAACCACAATTAATTAATTTTATATACTCATCTACCCTGTCTTTAATTCCGCCTGGTAAGTATCCTCCTAAATTCTCCGAATCATGCCATGCTAAAAAATTAATTAACAGTTCGCGTTGCCTAAATAAACCCAAAGTTTTAACCTTGCTTTCGTGATATTTAATGGCTGCTATATAAGCAAATCCTTTTTGCACTTTATTAAGATCAAATCCAGTTCCATCTGTAATTTCATCTAATAAGTTTTT